GAAGTCTAATAACCATTTTTCATATTGAGGGTTTGTTAAAGTTACACCCATACCAGGAAAATTAGAATTAGTAGTATCTCCAACAGTTTTCACAGTTGTATTTGGTGGTATGCCAGGCCCATAAACTCTCATACCTACTTCTATATCGTGATCGGCTGTAAAGAAGTTTATAAGCATATGGTGAAGTGCTGCTCCTGAAGCTGGGCCGTAATTTAATTCGTACTTACTTTGATAACCGCTAGTATTTTTTAAAGCAATGCGAGTTTCTTTTTCAAACTGAGGTAAAGGGTTTTTTGATTTTATATTTCCATCACCATCAGAATCTGATATTTGACCAGTAGACGTTACGCCATATTCTTGAAAAGGATCTGTTGAATTTTCTTGATATGAATTATCTTCAAACTTAAAAGTACCATCTGAGTTTTGTTGAAAGGCTAATGGGTTAGATGTTTTTGAAGTTGGATATAACGTTCTTTTAACACCATCATTATCACAATAAGAAACTTTAACATAATTAACATAATCTTGTGGCAATGGCATCCTTAGTGATGGAGGTACTTCAAACTCTAATGCCTTGCAAGATTTTAAAGTATCAAAACTTAACTCTTGTAACGCTCTTTGCGCGTGAAAAGAAACGTCAAGTTTTTTTATTTTAGGTATTAATTTATCTTCACCAACATAAGCTATTATAAATTGATTTATAATATTTTCTAAAGAAGTAAATTGATAACTACCATAAATTTCATCACCAGTGTTTTGAACACCGTCTACGCTTTCGTAATAATTTCTTAACGATTGATTTAGTAATCCCATTTATTTATGATTTTTGTTGATTTATATCTTTTTGTTCTTCTGCACTTGCTATTTGATAAAGACTTTGGTCTTTTATATTTATACCAGCAAATCCTAAAATTTTATAAACTAACTTACTTTGTTCAGAAGGATGTAGTTCAAAATTTTCAGAAGTACCAGCGTTATAAAGTGCGTTACCATTAACAACAACATAACCCCAAGTAACTTTTTTTGGTTGTTTAATTACGTTTAAAGTAACAAGATTATTTATTGAGGTTGGATATACTTGTATAGCGTTTACACCTGCTGCGTTTTTAAACTTAGTATATATAGGTCTTGTTTTTTTAGCAACAGTTAAAGGTGAGCTTTGAAAATATATTAATTCACTATCTTGAACTTCATCAATAATATATTTTTCATTGTACAACACAGAGCCTAGTCTATATATATCTGCAGGTACTTTAAATCTACCAGGCGCGCTCATAGGCTGTGCAGCAACTTTTTCTTTGAATAAGCTTAACTTTTCATCAATTAATTCTACAGTATTAGAATACTCTGTAGAGTTACTAGGTTTTCTATCGTGTAAATCTATATCGTAAAAATACTCTTCAAAAATATCCATTTGAGCTTGATTAGCATATAAGTTAAACTCTTGAGGTGTTATATATCCTCTTTGCTCTTTATTTGCTAAAGCTAAAACTCTTTGATGTACAGTATCTATGCTTATCATATTTTTTTATTTTTTATATGGAAACGCTTTGTTTAGCGCATTTTTTCTTTTATCACAATTACAACCACCTTTGCCAAATACTCCTTGTTTATTTAAATAGTTTGTAAATGATTTTATACCAGTCGCTGTTGTAAATTTTTCTATTGAGTCTCCTAAGCCTTTTGATTTCATATTAAATTTTGTAGTTTGCGATCGCCCCGTAGAGCGACCGCTTCTACAGTTTGATTAGTTTAATCTTTTTTCTATATTTGCATATATTTCCATACCTTCATCAGTTTTAAACCAATGTGCTAAAGCGGTGTATGGATGTTCGTCAAATGGAACTGTCATTATAGGTCTATTGTTTGATCCCCATAAAAAGTTTCTTTGATCTTGACTTAGTGTAATAATACCAAGCTCTGTAGCTTTAATACCAAAGTTTCTAAGAATAACATTATCATCAGTCGCTAGTTCTATGAATAAAGCAGGATTATTTCTAGCAAACACTAGTAAATCTCTTTTAAGCTCCTTAGAACTCATCTTAGATACTTCAGATCCTTTCTCTACACGCATAATAGCTTCTGCCATATCAATATCCATTTCTCTAGCCACTAATATTGCATCAGCTTCTAATTCTAAAACTTCTATTTCATCAGCAGCGTTAACTTCTGGCTGCCACTCGTAATATACTTTGTCTTTATGCGGATGATATAAACTAAGTAATTTTTGTAATACTGTTTTGTTTTGAGGAACAAACAAAGCGCCATTTCTAAATATAATATGCGATAATCTTTGATCACCAGTCATTTCATCTACAAATGAAGTTCTTTGATTTTCACAGTATTTTAATTCTCTTTCATATTGTTTTACTTTGTCAAACCAATATACACCAGCAGATTTTAACATATAAGATAAAGGTTTTTTATTTCCTTTTAAATAATAAACTCTATCTTTTACTTCCCAAGTTGGTTTTTTAGGTTCAACTTTTTTAGGTTTTGGTGTTTCAACAACTGGTGTTTCAACAACAGGTACCTCTACCTCTTCTATTTTTTGTTTTTTTGCCATAATATAATATATAATAAAATTAATAAAAAGAAAGGGTCGAGGCCGAAGCCTCGATCCTTAAAATAATAAGTGCTTATTTCATTAACATGAAGTTGTTAGCACCTTGAGTAATTAAACATCTTTCAGTTAAGAAGTGTAATTGCATTGCATCTAAAGCAGATGTAGCAGCACCAACAGAACCAGTAACCCAAGTTTTCATTCTTCTGTCATCAGTTTGTGAAGCTCTATATCTTACGTGTAAGAAAGGTCTCTTCATACTTGCACCAACAGTTTGATCATAAACTGAAGAAGTACCAGCAGGTATCATAACCCCTCTAATTGCATTAACAGTATCTCTATCGTTAATACCTCCTCTTGTAGCTTTGTCATTTAAGTATCTGAAGTCAGACTTGTAGAAGTCATAAGAACCTCTTCTGAAACCAGTGAAACCTAAATTTAATGCCATATCTTCAGAGTTGTTGAATACTCCGTAAGAAGTACCACCAGCTCCGTAAGAGTTCATTGAAGCTAACATGTCATCAATAGCTAAGCTAGTTGATCTGTTAACAAACATCATGTACTCTTCAATAGCTCCTTGCTTGTCAAACTCAGCAAGTATTGCATCAAACTCAGCTAAATCAGTTGCAGCGTTAACACCAGTTACACCAGTAGTTACGTTACCTCTATCTTCAATAGCAGCGAATAAACCTTCAGTACCAGTTAAAGTAGTACCATCAGTTCCTAAAAATGCGTCTACTTTAGAGTTAGCAGCTGTAGTTTTAATAGACTCAAGCATTGCCATTTCAATATAATCAGTGAAACGAGCTCTAGTGTCAGACTCAGCTTTTAAGTACCATAGGTAACCTCCTTGACCACCTTCAGTAGAAACTTCAACCCAACCAATTCTTGAAGCGTCAGATCCTGATACTTCGTAGTAATCTTTCATAATGATTGGCTTGTTTTGGAAAGACTTAAACTGTGGCTCATTAGCTTGACGGCTAGAGTTACCATTGTAGTTATCACCTTTCTTAAATTCAGAACCATAAACTAATATAGTAGCTGTATCACCAGAACCAGCAGCTAAACCTGCATTTGCAAATGTAGCAGTTGAATTTCCAGCGTTGTAAAGAGCTATAGATATTTGATCATTAGAAACAGCTGTTACTAAACCTTGTGCAGTTGCACTTGAATCAGCTACTAAAACCATGTCATTAACTCTAATACCGTGATCGATAGAAGAAGTACCAACAGCGTTGCCATCAATATCTGTATCGATTTCAAAAGTACCACCCTCTTCGTTACTGTTTCCAGTTTGTTGAGTTGCGTTAGCGATGTGACCTTTGTATGATAGATGTAATCTACCTTGTTCAGACCATACAACTTGATCAGCTGTCATAGCCTCTTCAGCACCTACTTGAGCTAAGAAACCTGAAATAGTTCTCGGTCCGAAAACTTCAGCTTCTTTCTCCATTAGGTCTGGTACATATTGTTGCGCCCATCCTTGTCCAGATGATGACGCTAAATCTAAGTAATTTGTTTCTAGTGCTGCCTTAGTTGGCGATGGTACACTATTCAAATTACTTCCAGCAGTAATACTCATAATTTTTTAATTTTAAATTAGTTATTTATTTATTTTTAATTTTAAACTTAAAAGTAGGAGAATCATCGTTAAGCACCCTTACTTTTGGACCACTAGTATTATCATTTGAAAATGATTGTCTTGGATCCATGCTTACGTTTTTAGCTTTAGCTATACTTTGTTTTAAAGCATCAGCTTTACCTTGCTCGTAAAAATGCTTAGCAATAGCGTCGGGATTCATAGCTGTATATAAAGATTTGTGATAGCCTGTAGCATCTTCCATTTCATTATTTTTGTTCAAGAACTTCTTGACAAAATTGTTAATGTCGCTTTGAGCTTCTTTCACTTCATTAGCGTTTTTCACGTTAAACCGATATTTTTTATCACCGACGTTATATTCAAAACCTTTGAATTTATCGTTAAAAACTTTTTGAGTTTTTAATTTAAAAGTATTAGTTTGTTTGTCCGCTATTTTTTTATTCTCTTCGCTTTCTTTGTTATATCTATTAAAGAAATTTACAGCTTTTTGTTGTTCAGGCGTTAGCTTTGAACCAGCTTTAACTTCTTCATAGTATTTGGACTTTTGCCCGTCCAAGTGGCTTTTAGCGTCAGCAACTTGCTCTTTCAACGCTATTTTCTTTTTTCTCACATCTCTTGCATCATCTTCTTCTTCATCGTATGAGAATGAGTCTTCAATTAAGAAAGTTATTTCATCATCTGTAAGATGTTTTTTAGTTTGTCTATAATACTCTCTTAATATTGTCATATCGTCGTAACTAGAATAATCTTGATTAAGACGAACGTAATCTTCTAATGTACCACCAGTTTCTTCCATAAAATCTACAACTTTTTGTAAATTCTCTGGTATTGCTTGTCCAGTTTCTTGAGCTTGTTCTATAGCTTCAACTACTTCATCAGCTAATTCTTCTGTTTTTTCTTGAACTTCTTCTTCTGTTATTTCCTCAATAACGGGTGCTTCATCTTGAACTTGTTCGGAGACTTCTTCTCCGGTAGGTTTTTGATCTGTTGCTTCGACGACTTCTTCGAGTACTTCTTCGCTAGTTTCGGATTCGTCGCGTACAGGAACCTCATCTGTGCTTTGCTCTGGAACGGCATCTTCTTTTGTTTTTGGTGGGTTATTTAAATCTACTTTAATAACACTGTCATCATCAGCGCTATCAAATTTTGTTTCATCAACTGTTTGCACAGTTTCTTGTGTAGTTTCTTCAACTACGTTTTCATTGTTTTCTTCCATAATATAATATAATAATAATTAATAATTTTTATCTAGGATCAAAAGTCTCTAAATCAAAACCACTCCCTAAAGTATCATTACCTGCAGACTCAAAGTTTTTAGGTGCTTTTTCACTTTTTCTTTGATCTATAAGTTCACTTTGTTGAGTAGCTTGTATTCTTGTTCTTTCGTCTTTACGATCTTCTTTTAATTTCTCTTTTCCTTTTTGAGCTTCAACTTCCATACTTTTAAGTCGCATGTTCATTTCAAACTCTAGTTGCATTAGCTCTTTTTTATACATTACTTCTTGAGCTTGCTTTTGCGCTTCTAACTCTGCTTTAACCTGTGCTAACTGAGCCTGCGATTGAGTTATAACTTGTTGTTTTTGCATTTCTGCTTGTGCAGCTACTTGTTGTGTTTGTGCATTTGCTTGAGCTTGGGCTTGTATGTTTTGTTGTTGCATTTGCTGATCTTTAGCTAGTTTTTTAGCTCTTCTCAACTTTAACATTTGATTAGCAAGCTTTATGTTTTTAATTTCTCTTATATCAATAGCATCAGCAAGTTCTATTATTTGTTGTTGAAGAGCCATTTGAATATTATTTTCAAGCATTGCTTTTTCTTCTTCATCTGGTTGTAATTCTATAAATATACCAAAGTCATATAAATGTAACTCTTTCATTTCATCTAACGTAGCAACATTGTGACTACCTATTTGTTGTATAAACGCATCAGCTGTTGGTGAATACTCTAATATGTCTGATATTCTAAGAGATAAACATTGAGCAACTTCAGACGTTAAAAACAAACCAGCTTGTAATATATGTCTTGTAGCAGTGTTACTATTTGCAGCAGCTAGTTTTTGCACACCAACCAAAGCGTATTTATCTGGTGTACTACCGTCTCTTGATTCATTAAGGCCAGTTACATCTCTAATCATTTGTAAATAATAGTTGTAATTACCAATTAAAGCTTGCATTTTGTTACCACCACTACCACTTGTTATTTCTTGTATTGGTACTTTGCCAGGGTTCATATCACCTTCGCTTGTAAACGATCTACCAATTACAGAACCTGTTTGGAAAAACATGTTCAATGCTTCTTGCGGATTATAATTTGTACCGTTACCTAAATCTATTTCAGCTAAACCATCCGCATCTAGATATACACCGTCCGGTACCATGCGAGATAAAACTTGTTGTAACTTTAAATGAGTTAATTGTATCATATCAGCAAAACCGGTAATACGGCTTACTAAACTCTCTATTCTACCTTTGTATAATCTAGGAGCTACTATAGCATAATTCATTTTAACTTTAGTAAAATCACTTTTTGGCCTTATCATATTTTTTGCCATTTCCCATCTAAGTAATTTACCAGTACCTAATATTAAAGCGCCATCATACAAACACTCTATTGACCTGTGTAGTTTACCAAAGTTTTCAGAGTCTTCTGGTGGATTAAAAGTATCATCTTTTTCTATAGCTTTATCTGCACCACTACCAGTTTCTTTTACTTTATAAACCTCGTTCATATAAGTTTTATAATTAAAATATAAAACTTGAACTTTATTATTATCTTCTTCTTTAGTGTTATAAGTTCTATTGTTATTAGTTTTATAACCTTTTGTTTTAATTATATCTTTTAAATCTTCTTGTGTTAAATGTGGAAATTGTTTTGCTAACTCGTTTATTGGTACATTTTTTACTTCACCTACATAATATAAGTCATCAAAGTATGGAGATTCAGTATACGAATAAACTAAATCAGCAGGATCAACATAATCAACTACAACACCTTCAGATGTATTAAAACTAGTTTTTACTGCACCAATGCCTAAAACAGTTAAATCATAATAAAATTGTTTTTTAATTAACTCGTAGTTATTGCCTTTTAGTAAAACGTTTAAAGCTTGTTCTTCTGCTATTTCTACAGCTTGCTTGTAACTAATTTGCATATGCAAGTCTAGCTCTTCTTTTGTAGCTGGTAGTTTTTCTTTATCTGTATTAAAAGCAGATATACCTAACATTTGCTCTGCTGCTTCGCTATAATCTTTACTATTCATGTCGATTAATATCGACTCCATATATTTAGTTCTTTTTTCAACACCAAAAGGATCTTGTGAATATGCTTTTATATCATACATACGTTCAGCAATACCATTTACAACTATATCAACAAATTTAGGTATAATAGGTACTGGTTTCCAATCTAAATTTAAATAAGACAAATCACCATTAATAGATAATTCATCTTTATATTTTTGAATAGCTTGTTCACCCCTAGCATATAATCTTAGTTTGTGAAAATTATCAGTATTAGTTCTAAATCTATTAACACCTCTATCCATATGAAACCACTCAGACTCAATAGCTTTAGCTACTTTTAAACCATATTCATAGCTCATTTTTTCTACATCACTAACTACTTGACTAGGAAAATATTTATTTATAACAGACTCTGCCATATTTATTTTTTAATTAATTTTGATATATTGCCTTTATTTTCATACTTTGCAATATTTATATTTAGTTTTGGTTTTTCTACTTTAGCGTTTGGTCTATACAAATGCCTGTTGTTTGCCATTATAGCAAGACCAGAACTTATAGAAGCATCATGTTTTGTTCTTTTGTTTATATCAAACTTAGCCCAATCATTTAAAAGCTCGTTAAAATAACAATTGCCAAAACCACCTTCTTTATTCATACCAACATGATCTTGTATGTACATTTCTATAGCTGCAGCATGAGCTTGCTTTATATCTTCGCTTGAGTTTGGTATACCACCTATTTCTTTTTCTGCAGTAGATAATTTATTCCAAAGCTTGTCAGGTCTATTCATACTAAAACCTCTATAACCTCTACGTCTTAAATAGTACAATAATCTTGGTTTGTTATTTTCTGCGAGTATTGGCATGCCATAAAATACTAAAGCCATTAATACATCTTCAAAAAATATTTCTGCAGTTTGTGGTCTTGCTAAATACTCTAGAAAAAAAGTATTAGCTGGTGCATCTTCCATACTAAACTTAGTCAAACCATGCAAAGCACCTTTTGAGCCCACACCATCTACAGTTCCTGATATATCGTATGAGTCACAACCAAAAGCGCCCATATGTTCGTTACCAGGATATTTTATACCGTTTTTTATTATAACTTTATTTTGTATATGTTGCGGTGGCACCCAACTTAATTTAAATCTACCTTTTGGATCTGGATAAAATATAACACTTGTATCTTTTACGCCATTAACCCATTGAAAATTACCTGTAGAAATACCTAATGTTCTTGACATTTCTTCGTTGTAATCTATTTGTTCGTATATCTTAACTAAGTTAAATATACTATTTTTTGTTTCATCTCTAAACGCATGTTCTTCAGTTCTTGGAAACTGTCTGTAAAATTCATTTAACGCGTCTTGATCATTTTTTAAACCATCAGCTTCGTTTTGCCAATGGTCTATTACACCTACATCTATTAACTCTCCATGGGGGTCAAAGACTTCATCACTCGGAGTATTGAAGACTGGGCTTCCGTGCTCATCAATAAATCCTTCGTAGTTCCACTCCATTGGGATAAAAAGAGAATATAGACCAGACGCTGTCTGTCCATTTCTGTTTCGCTTAGTGACGTCGGATGCGTTGTATAGTCTTTTGAAGTTTTCTCCACCTTTATCTAATGAGTTTGATGTTGAGCCCATCATACATTTACCAATAATTCTACTACCTAATCGTAAACATGTTTTGGTTACTCTCCAGTTATTTAATATATTATCGGGTCTTTCCCACTTACCACTTTCATCGTGTACTAACAGAGCAAGCTTTTCTCCGTCATAACTATTGTCACCTGTATTTTTCCAGTCAATAGTAGTATCAAGTCCAACCAAGTCTTCCTGCTGTTCATTTGCCACAATCTTTTTACGCGTGAACTTACTTGCAGGAACCCTATAAGCAAGTTCAGACTTAGGTCTATCCATACCGTCTTGAATCGGTTTGAAAAAGAACGGATAGTTAACTGATATTGGAACAACTTTGTCTGTAAACATTTTTTTAGCATCTGCACCTGTTTTAGAGAGTATACCAAATCTACTATCACTTGCTAATGTAGCTTGGTTAACTGTTTCTGCTGAAGACATGAAAGAAAATCCAGACCTACGATTTTTAAGGTAGCACATTCCGTA